GCCAAAACCTCTCCTCAGTCCTAGTATTCTGTGTCTGGGTGAATGTCAAGAGTGGAGACATAGGTAAAGTCTCCAACGCCTACCACATCCTCTGGTAGTCTATTGGTAAGGACAAGCAGACAATGCATTTGGAAACTAGGTTCGATTCCTAGACAGAGGACAACGGGAGCATAGCTCAGCGGTAGCAGCGTCTGCTTTACACGCAGAATGTCGGGGGTTCGAATCCCTCTGCTCCCACTTGCATAAATACTTCAAAAAAGTATAATGGAAAAACTTTATAAACTCTTGAGTGATGCTCAGTCGTCACTTTTTGTATTATTCCATAAAACTTGGGCATTTCATTGGAATGTAGTTGGTGAAGATTTCACTCAACTCCATCAACTCTTTGGTGGTCAGTATGAGACTATGTTTGAAGAGATTGATCGTCTCTCAGAACATATGCGTTATTTAAATGTAAAACCTCTCAGTTCTCTCTCTAGAATGCTTGAGGTAACTCAGATTAAAGAAGCAGCAAGTTCAACTGGAGCAAAAGAAATGCTTCAAGAACTTCTAGATAATAATACCAAGTTTTGTGAATTGATGGTAGAGATTTCAGAGGAGTCTGAAAATCAAAAGTCATATGCTACAGCAAATTTAGTTCAAGATTTAATGGAATCCCACGGTAAATTTGTTTGGATGTTAAGATCTCACTTACAATGAATAGGATGAAGAATAATGATTTCAATAAGATGCAAAGATTGCAATAAAGAAATAACCGGACACCCATCAAAAACAGTTACTTGTGGATGTCCAAATATGGCAACAATTCGTGGAGATAAGATTTCAGCACTTGACTTATCTCGTATTGTTATGCTAAACTCTTTAAAAGAAAATTCAAAAACAAACGTGTTAACCTCTCAAGATATTGCTTGGCAGGAAGCACGTAGACAACGCAAAGTTCGTCGTTTGGATTTTGAGATTCGCTAAATCTCCTACTGGAAGCGTGGCCGAGTGGTTTATGGCAGTTGTCTTGAAAACAACCAACGTTAATAGCGTTCGTGGGTTCAAATCCTACCGCTTCCGTTTTAAGTTAAGTTACAAATTTAACAATTTCTTCAACAGTGTTAAGATATCAACACAAAAAGTTGATTGCGAAATACCTGTGATTATTATATAGTAGTATCACGGGGACGAACCGATGGATCAACACACCTACGATAATTGGGTGAAGATCAAAGCAACTTTTGAATCTTCTGGGAACACAGATAATATGTTCTACAAAAGAGCAGTTGAAATCGTAAAAACCCGAAGAGACCCTCTTGCAAAATTTCTTGGCGATGAAAAATGATGCACGAACAAGAAGAATTTATCACACGTTCTGAAGTTCAGGAGATGATTGATGCAGCAATACGACGACACAACCGTAATGCTTCTATCATTAGTATGTGCGTCGGTTGGGTGGTTCTTGCTTTATTTGCTGAGGGACTTTTAAGATTAGTTGGGGTTATTCCACCTTTACTTCCATTTCTCAAGATTACTTTGAACTAATGGCAACAATTACAGAAGAAGATTTACAAAAATTAAACCAAAGAGTTCTCCAACAGAAAATGGATGAACTCTTTGAAGAACCATCTACTTACGAGGATGAAGAAGATGATTAGAACAATAATATCAGCAATTCTTCTTTTTTCCTCCATTGGTCTTTTTATACATTGGGGACTTACACACGCATATCCAGAGGTTTTATGAAAGTTGGATTAATTGGTCTAGGTAGAATGGGCGAAGGTATGTCTCGCCGTATGATGAAAGCAGGTATTGAAGTATGGGGTTATCGAAGAAATTATGAAAAGGCACAGGAGGCATTTGAAAAAGGATATATCAATGGCATTACAATTGACATTGAAAATCTTGTTAAAGTAGTTAAGCATAACAATAAAGGTGGGAAACAACCAGGAATTTTTCAGATGGTTGTACCCGCAGAAACCGTAGAGGAGACAATCAATGAGTTACTACGATATTGTAGTGAAGGAGATATTATTATTGATCATGGCAATAGCAATTTTAAGGACAGTAGGAAGAGAGCAGAACGCCTGGCAAAACTTGGTATCCAATACATTGATTGTGGTACTAGCGGTGGTGTTTATGGTGTGGATCGTGGATACTGTCTTATGGTTGGTGGCGGAAATACTGCGGTCGCCACTTGTGCAAGCATTTTTGATGCCCTCGCTCCAGGAATCATCGCTGCCCCAAGGACTCAATTTAACTCAGACGTAACCTCTGCTGAGTTTGGGTGGTTACATTGTGGTGGTCCAGGTGCAGGACATTTTGTGAAGATGGTTCATAATGGTATTGAATATGGAATGATGCAAGCATACGCAGAAGGATTTAACATTATCAAGAATGCGAATGCAGGTGCTAAGTATGTCAAAGAAGGAGATGCTGAAGTTGCTCCAATGGCAGACCCAGAAAGTTATTGCTATGATATTGATGTTGCTGAAGTTGCTGAGTTATGGCGTCGCGGTAGCGTGGTTGGCAGTTGGTTACTCGATCTTACTGCTGATGTGCTACGCAGGGATGGTATCCTTAAACAGTTCTCTGGAGGCGTATCCGACAGCGGTGAGGGTCGTTGGACTGTTTCTGCCGCTGTGGACCTGGGGGTTCCCGCTCCTGTTATTACTGCTGCATTATTTGAAAGATTTAACTCACGCAATCTCGGATCATTCGGAGCAAAAATCTTGAATGGTATGCGTTATATGTTTGGTGGACATCATGTTAGGTAAAGCACTTATTTTTGTTGCTATTCCTTTTGTACTGACTACACTGTATTTCGGAACACGAGGAGGGTACTATGATTCCGAAGACTATAAGGGAAATGGAACCGCGCATTAAGCAAAGATATAATTTTGCAATGTCGGCATTTTCTAGAATGCTTGGAGTAAGGTCTGCTGCTAATGATATACATATTAAACAGTTTTGTATTGAATGGTCCACTTGGGATGTTACTGCTCCTTTACAAGGACTTGACGAAGTAGACCAATACCTGTATTATGAATACAAGAACTGGAGGGGAAGATGATTTTCCACTTGGTCGAAACACTAGCAGCAAGTCCTTTCTTTCTTTTTCTTTGTGGATGTGGGTTGACAATCGTACCATTTGCTGGTATTATGTTTATACACAAAGACAAATAACGGGGTGTAGCGCAGCTTGGTAGCGCGGTTGCTTTGGGAGCAATAGGTCGCAGGTTCGAATCCTGTCACCCCGACTCATAAAACTCACTTTATGAAAAATGTATCCAGAACTTTCAGATCTCCAAAAATTTACAGTTGAAGAGTTTCAAGCAGATTTTGACAATCTAATAGAAAGAGTAGAGAACGGCGAATCATTTATTATTACTGATGGGGAAAGAAACGCAGTGATAGTTCCATACAACGAAACTATAAACTTTGAAATAGAACCTCGTGTGAATGATGAACTAATACGTATTCACACTGATCACGAAGAAGGTTCTTGACACAGAGTTCCAGATCCTCTATAATAGATCTGGATTTATGGGAGCATAGCTTAATGGTAGAGCGGCCTGCTTATAACGGGTTGGTCTGGGTTCAATTCCCAGTGTTCCTATTAGTGGTCACATAAATAATTATATGCATTTACGACTACTTATGAAAACACGCACTTGGACAGATAATGATTTAAAAGAATCAGTAAAAAAATGTAAAAGTTTTGCTGAGGTTGCATATGATTTGAATTTATGTAGATCATCTAATTCTGCTCTTAAAAAAAGAGCAGAAGAATTAAATTTAGATACTAATCATTTTAGAGTATCTGGATTTGAACCTATTTCGCTAAATGATGTTTTAGTCAATTCTGTAAAAATACCATCATCTCACAAACTTAAACTCAGATTAATATCTGAAGGATTAAAATCGCACAGATGTGAATGTTGCGGAATTACTGAATGGAATGGAAAACCGGCACCAATAGAACTTGATCATATTGATGGAGATCGTCATAATAATACTATAGATAATCTTCGTATTTTATGTCCAAATTGTCATGCACAAACTGATACATATCGTGCAAAAAATAAAAAGAAAAATTTGCTCGTTTAGCCATCTGGTTGATAGCGCCCTGCTCATAACAGGATATAGACTGGTTCAATTCCAGTAACGAGCATAGGACAGAAACTCTACTGTCCGTCTTGACTTCTCCAAGTCAAACCCTTATAATACTAAGGTCAACATTCAAAACAATGACTCTTACAGCAAAATTCAAGAAAGACGTTCAAATCCTTCGTGGTGCAGCAAACGGTGATTTTTACCTTGACGTAAAGAATCCAAAACTTTACAAAAAGGTTC